TATTCCTCGTAATCCTTTGAGCATAATCTCCTTTTGCAATTTATGTTTTGTACGCAAGGAGGCAAGACTTGTAAGTTAAAGCCAATTAATCCTATATTTATAGGCAAATTATTGGTATATTACAACTCAAAAAAAAGAAAGAGAATAAGATATGTCAACCAAAATAGATTTTCATGCAATTAGGCCGTTTGGACCTACTATTTTACAAGGTAAATTAACAGATGATATGATTAAAATATTGGATGATCGTGCTACAGAATTGTTGGACGATGATAAACTTTCTAAAAAATATGATCATTCTATGAATTTAGCTGGTAATGTTAAACAGGAAGTAAGATACCCTATGGAGGATCTTGATAGTGAAAAATTTAAACCCATCATAGGTGCTTTTGCTCAAATAGTTAAACAGTATATATCTATTCCTCCAGCTAGTGATACCATATCACCAGAGTTTGTTGGATCAATGGTAGTTGAATCAATGTGGATTGTAAGTCAGTGGGCAGGAGATTTTAATCCTTTTCATGTGCATCAAGGTGAATTGTCTGGCGTAATCTATTTACGTGTCCCACCTAGTTTAAAAGATGAATACGCAAAAGAAGATCATTATCCTTGCGTAGGAGATATATGTTGGCATCATGGACAAGCTGCAACCTTTAGTGGACACAAACATCAAGCTACTCCCGAGGTAGGTTCAATATTTTTATTTCCAGCTTGGTTATCTCATGGAGTGTATCCTTTTAGAACTTTGAACGAGGAACGTAGATCCGTTTCTTTTAATTTACATTTAAAAAGAAAACAGCCAATCAACGAGCAGTGAACATAAATAAAGTACCAATGGTTCGTGTTACGTGGTTGGATGCTAGAGATATGGAAACAGGTTGGCTTGATATAAAAGAAATTTTGGCTGCTCCGTTGGCCGTGTGCCAAGAAGTAGGATACATGGTTGTCAACAACGATGATAAAATAGTCATCATGCGTTCATGGTGCATAGATAAAGATGATAACCACGGTGGTGGTGCAATAGCTATACCAAGAGGTTGGGTAAGAAAAATAGAATATTTAAAGGTAGAATATGCAACACGCTAAAGAAGATATTTTTGCCACCACAATCACTAGATTTAAATTTAATGATGATGAAATAAAACCATTATTAGACGAAATAATTAAGAAAAAACAAGAAATAAAAGATACTAGTAGTTTTTATAACGATTCAATAAGTGACAATTATTTTACTGATTTTAAAAATCCAACAAAACTTAGGGAATATGAAGTATTAATGAATACAATTAAACTACAGTATAATTCAAATAATTTATTATTTAATGTATCTAGTTATTGGACTGCTATTTATGGCAAAGGATCTAGACATAACCCACATAACCATCAGTCAGTCTTTGATAATTATTCAAGTATATTTTACTTAACTAATAATGGTGAAACTAGTTTTTTATCACCAAATCATACAGCAGAATATTCTTACTATTATGAAAAAGCAGAAGTTGGCAAAGTTATTATTTTTCCATCAGCCCTTTGGCATTTTGTAGAATATAAAGATTTAGGTGAGAGAATAATTATTTCATCAAATATAAAAATTACAGGTAATTAATATGAAAAATAAAAAAATATTCATAGGCACTCCTTGTTATGGAGGTATGATTACAGCTGATTATTTTAAAAGCTGCATGCAATTAGTTGCATTAGCATCTATTAAAAAAATTGAACTACAGTTTGGCACGATAGGTAACGAGTCTTTAATAACAAGAGCTAGAAACACTTTGGTGCAATTATTCATGGATGGTGATTACACACATTTAATGTTTATAGACGCAGATATAGCTTTTGATGCAAATACAGTTTTTAGAATGTTAGATTTTGACAAAGATGTTGTGTGCGGTGTTTATCCTAGAAAAACGATAGATTGGATCAAAGTAAAAAAAAGAATAAAAGATAAGCCAGAGATTTCAGAAAATGAATTAGCTGCTGCTTCTCTACAATATAATTTAAATGTAAAAAATCCTAACAAAATAGAAGTAAAAGATGGTTTTATTGAAGTGTTAGACGGTGCAACTGGATTTATGTTGATTAAAAGAAACGTATTCGAAAAAATGGCAGGTGTTTATCCAGATTTAAAATTTACCCCTGATCAACACATAAATCAATCACATGATAAAGAATTTAATTATCATGAAACGTCTGATTGGAATTATGCTTTTTTTGATACCATGATAGAAGCAGGTAGATATTTGTCAGAAGACTACGCTTTTTGTCGTTTATGGCAAAATATGGGTGGTAAGATATATGCGGACATATTATCTGGCATGACTCACTACGGAAACTATGCTTTTAAAGGCAATGTAGGAACTCAATTCTTGCCTCAAAACGATAAGTAATTTATTACTAAAGCATGCAATTAGTAGATTTGAAATTCCGACCAGGTATTGACAAACAAGACACAGCTTATTCAGCTGGAGATGAAAGAAAATATGTAGATTCAGATTTTGTAAGATTTCACTATGGAAAACCAGAAAGGTGGGGTGGATGGCAGAATTTACCTAACCCTAATAGAGTTATGGTTGGTGTTGTCAGGGACACACATTCTTGGGTATCATTGGATGGCACAAGGTACATAGCTTTGGGCACGGATAGAAAACTTTATATTTACTCTGAAGGAGCTATTTCTGACATCACCCCTTTAAGATCAACAGAATCATTAACAAATCCTTTTACTACAACTAGTGGATCAGCAACAATCACAGTGACTGACGCAGCTCATGGAGCAGCCATAGGTGATTTTGTAACGTTTGACTCTTTTTCTACATTAGATGGTTTGGATATGAACCAAGAATTCGAGATAACCACGGTGCCCTCTGCTAGCACATACACTATTACGCATTCAAGTAATGCTACTGGATCTACGTCTGGTGGTGGCGGCAGTGGTAACGCTAAATATCAAATTACAACTGGACCAGCCACATCTACTTATGGTTATGGTTGGGGGACACTTGCTTGGGGTGATAGCACTTGGGATACATCAAGATCATCATCTAGTGTTGTCGTTGCTGCAAGAAACTGGTCACTAGACAATTTTGGCGAAGATTTAATAGCTACTGTCCTAAACGGTGGAACTTTTATATGGGACACATCAGGAGGCACGAGTGCTAGAGCTACAGCACTATCTAATGCTCCTACGGCTTCAAGATTTAGTTTGGTCTCTACTGATACAAGACATCTTTTAATATTTGGTACCGAAACAACAATTGGTGATACAGCCACGCAAGATGATTTGTTATTTAGATTTTCTGATAGAGAAGATGCAACAGACTACACCCCAGTTTCAACTAACGAAGCTGGTTCACTGCGAATATCTGATGGATCTAGAATAGTTGGTGCTGTAAAATCTACAGGTCAAATACTAGTTTGGACGGACACATCTCTACACGGCATTCAATTTGTTGGTACACCTTTTACATTTGGACTAAGACAACTTGGTGCCAATGCTGGCTTAATTGCTCAACACGCAGCTATAGAAGTAAATGGTGTTGCTTATTGGATGTCTGACAATGCCTTCTACCTTTATGATGGTGTTGTAAAAAAAATGCCTTGTTCAGTGCAAGATTATGTATTTGATGATATGAGTTACACAAACAAAGCAGATATAGCTGTTGGACTTAACACAGCTTTTAATGAAATTATTTGGTATTATCCTTCAGCCAATGCTTCACAAATAGATAGAGGTGTCGCTTACAATTATTTAGAAGGAACTTGGTACACAATCAATCTTGCTAGAACTACATGGCTTGGTGCATATGTTTATGAAAACCCAATAGCTACAGAGTATAAAACTAACGTAGCAGGAAATGTTTCAACCATATTAGGTTTAACAAATGGTGCTTCCTTTTTATACGAACATGAAACAGGCAACAATCAAGCAGATGGCTCAGCCATAACTGCTTTTTTGGAAACTGGATCAGTAGAAATAGCAGACGGTGATCAGCTAATGTCTGTAAATAAACTAGTTCCCGATTTTGACAATTTAGCAAACACTATGACTGCAAGACTGACATTAGAACAATATCCTCAATCATCATCAAACGTGCAGACTAGTGGATCTATAACCAGCACAACTGAAAAAGTAAATGTGAGAGGTAGAGGCAGAGCAGTAAAAATAAGATATACAACTAATACTGTTGATGATACACCTTGGAGACTTGGTTCACAGAAATTAGAAATTAGACCAGACGGAAGAAGATAATGGCAAAAATTAATATAACTAGGTTACCAAACGCTACACCAGAATATGATTCAAGTCAGTTTGACCAAATGATAAGATTGTTAGATCAAATAGTTTTTTTACTAAATACTAACTTTCAACAAGATATTAAAGAAGAACAAGAACAGGAGACATTTTTCTTTGGCTAATACATTTAGAGGACCTATGTTGGATGTCACTACGACAGACCTAACAACTTTGATAACTGTGCCTACAGCTAATCCTGGTGCA